GCACATGGTTTTTGTTTAGGAGACAGAGAAATGAAGTTAATCGTAGACCAAGAAGCAAAGAGTTTGATTGAACAGATGTGTGATATTTGTTTGAAGTCTGGTGGATTGAAAAGCATGCAGGCAATTTTAACTGTGCTACAATCTCTAGAGGACTATGTTGCGTCCAAAGTGTCGGAAATGAAAGATCCAGAAGATCCAGAAATGGAAGATCCAAAAAGTAAGGATTAACTAACGCATGTTAGGAAGATTTGGAACAGCATTACTAGGAGCAACAGAATTCCTTAAGCGGTTAATTGGGGGAAGTAGAACTGTTGCATGTTTGGGCGACTCTAGCAGCCATGGTGGAACAATCATCACGTCGGGTCAGGACGGTACAGTTTTGGCTGGCGGGGCTGTGATCGCTGTACAAGGAGCTCTGCATGATTGTCCCCATGATGACCATGGAGTTACGGCTATTACTCCAGTCATTTTCAAAACTAGAATCAATGGCAAATTGATAATCACTGAGGGAGCTAGGGCAGGTTGTGGTGCTATTATACAACCACTAGATAGAAAAGTGAAAGTAGGATAATATGGCTGTACAGATTGGAGAAGTTTGGTCTGACCTTGATCACCGTTTGGTACAGGATGGTCAAGGTCAGTTGAAGAAGGTAATCAATGTTGCGGCTGTTATGACCTCTATTGATAACATTCTTCGAACCTATCGAGGGGAGAGGGTGATGCTTCCTCAGTTTGCATCAGGTCTTCGAGGTATGGTATTTGAGGGTATGTCAGATACTCTTTTGAAGTACATTACACAGGATGTTAGGGAGATGATTCAATTGTGGGATAGTCGAGTTGTTGTAACAGAGATGGAAGTTGCTTCGGATCCGGATGATCAATACATTCAAATTTCTGTGATGTTTGTTATCAAAGGGTATGGAGAGATTTTTAAGTATCAAACTTCTCTCAAAGGGGACTAAGAAATATGGCAACGAATCTGCTTTCGTATGTAAACTATGATTTTGATGATCTAGTTGTCCAGTTGCAGAACCGTCTCAAAGAGACTGATGCATGGAAGGACATCTACCGATCATCAACTGGTCAGATGCTTATTGAGCTACTGGCGTACGTCCTGAACTTAGCATTGTACTATGCTGAGAGGCGTGCGGAGGAATCATACCTTCTCACGGCGCAGAATAGGTCATCAGTAGTTAATCTTGTGTCTCTCATTAATTATCAGCCAAAGCGTGTAACATCCGCTATAGGCACACTGAAGTTCTCCATTGATTCCCCGCATGACAGTATTGTTTACATACCTAAGTATACACAGTGTACTAGTGATGATGGTGTGTCTTATCTTACAAACGAGAGTGGAGCTATTCAGAAGGGGCAAATTGACGTTTCGATTAGTGGTATCCAGGGTGAGTTGGTTCAAATGGAGGTGACTTCAAACGGCATCCCAAATCAGGAGTACGTAATTAACAGCACAGCTGTAGAAAATTCAATTGATCAGGACAACCCAACACTGCGGGTAGTGATTGATGGGGTGGAATGGACTCCAGTATCCTCATTTATTTACAGCCAATCTATATCAACGCATTATCGCATTATCAACAATATGAATGGGACAGTTAACATTCTGTTTGGTGATAATATCAATGGTAAATCACCAGATCTAGGATCTGTAGTTCTTATTCAGTATGTCAACTCCAGTGGCTTGGGTGGCAATATCACCTATACAGATAAGATTACTACAGTTGTTGATCCTGTCTACGATGCATCGGGGGCCGCTGTTACAGTTTCGGTTACAAATACTTCCTCATTTTTAGGGGGAGACAATGAGGAGAGCATTGAGGAGATTCGAGTTGAGGCGCCTCAGGTTTTCAAAACTGGTGATCGTGCTGTTACTCGAGAGGATTTCATATCTATACTGGAGAATATCTCTGGTGTTGCTGATGTTAATGTGTGGGGAGAGAATGAGGAAGCAGAAGTTGCCGGAGTGACAGCAGATGTGACAATGTTAAATCGTGTCCGTATAGCGTTAGTTTTGCAGGAGTGGCAGATAGCTGACGCTACTTTCAAAGCAAATGTGGCAACCATTCTGTATGAAAAAAGTATGATGACTGTCAAGTATGAATTTATCGAGCCTGTGTTTCTTCAAATCATTCCTGTGTTGTCTGTAACTGTTGTTTCAGGTGAATCAATGTCACAAGCTCAAGCAGATATTGAGACTGCACTGGATAATCTATTTTTGCTTGGTTCTACAACAAAACTAGGAACTATGATACGGTACTCTAATGTTCTTCGGACCATTGATGCCTTATCCAGAGTAGCTTATTGTACAATGGATTTCGAGATCTACAAAGTTCTCACTTCTACGTACAGTTCATTGTATGATTGGGGAGCAACATTAGATGCAACGACCATTAAACCAGAGACATGCCGTCTGTTCGTTGACGGTACTTATGTGGTAACTGATGTTGATAATGGTGATGGGACAGGTACATTTTCTAGTGCAGGAGGATACACTATCTCTGGTAGTATCAATTACAGTACAGGTGTAGTGTATATTGACATTGCTCCTGTTGGATCCTCTGTGCATGTTCGATATCAACAAGATGAGGATCGAAACCTTGTTCCTACCTTTCGACAGATATGCAAGCTGTATGACGTCGACGTCGAATCAATCGTGATGGAGTAGAGTTTTGCAGTCTTACTATATACATACATGCGCCTGTGGATGTGGGAAGCGAATTCCTATTCGAAGTCACCACAAGTATCATGGAGTTCCGCAATATATCCATGGTCACAACAAAACATCTTCTCATCCATTAAACTGTCATTGTGGTATTTGTGATGCAAAACGTGGTATCAATCATGGTTTTCAGAAAGGACAAACTCCCTGGTGTGCCGGCAAGACAAAAGAGGAATATCCACAGTTGAGAGGAAACACCTCCCCCAGGCCTGTTTTTGTTGATAGGTGGGCTTTACAGCAGGAGTCTCCTGTATGTGCTTGTGGATGTGGAAACAAGATTCTTATCCAGTATCATCATCGATGATGCGGTATTCCGAAGTATATATATGGGCACAATCCGCATTCCGTGTCCAAGGAAGGTAGAGACCAAATCAGTGAAGCAAATAAAGAGAATATGAAACGTCACTGGCAAGACCCTTCTTATGTCGCCAAACAAATGGCTGCTAGGCAGGTGTCTCAAAACAAAGCCGAACTCCTTCTACAGCAAATTCTAGACGAGCACTTTCCAAACCAATGGAAATTCGTCGGAGACGGACAGCTGATTGTTGCAGGCAAATGTCCTGATTTTGTTCACACTAGCAGACCTCTGCTGATTGAACTATTTGGTGATTATTGGCACAGTGAAGAAGTAACAGGTGTTCCAAAGGAACAACACGAGAAGGAGCGGATCCAGTTGTTTGAATCCAAAGGATACCGTTGTTTGGTTGTTTGGGAGTGTGCGTTAGAGGATGCAAATCTCATCAAGAGGATTCAGAATTTTGAGATGGAGAGCTGAACATGATTAACAATTTGCTTCACCAGAGCGTGTACGAATGTTGTTGGACTGTTACACAGATACGAAAAGGTCGCGTTATTTGGGAGATTGTTGACAAGAAGAACATCCTTGTTGATACAGGTGAGCGAGCCATTATTGATACATTCTTCCGAAACAATGGGTCTAACTATTTCGGAATGACTGATTTTTGGATTGGGATGCACAACGGAAGTATTTCTGAGACTACAGTTCTTTCAACTATCCCTGGCGAGCCTGCAGTTCTCTATGGGTATTCCCGTCAGAAGATTGAGAGGTCTACTGTTGGATGGCCTACAATCGAGAAGCATGAGGGCGATTGGAGGGTTGTTTCCAAGACTCTAACCCTTACAGCAAGTGGGGGAGAGATTGGTCCTGTGACTGGTGCATTTCTTTGCACATCTTCTGATAACACCGGTACACTTATTGGGGCACTTTCGTTTGGTGTTGAGAGGATAATTGAGGCTGGGGATGCGATTGATGTTGTTATGAAAGCGAAACTAAAATAGGTCATTAGGGATATCCGATAATGATTATAGTTTGTGGGTCTAGAGCTAGTGATCAATCTGTATGGGCGTACAATGATGATGGTACGTTTGCATGGTCGTTTGATACAGGAGGTACAGCATACTATGCTAGTGTCGATGCAGATGGTCGAATACTGATTGGATGTAATCCTGTTGATTTAGGTGATGGGTATGGTGCAGCCAATTTGCGGTTTTTGAATTCAGCTGGTGTTCAGACAAACGCAATGGCTATGCCAGGAAGTACTTCTTCTGTGTATTCAGTTAACATGGATTCACAGGGAAATTACTATGTTGCTTCCTATAGAAAACTGCATCGGTATGATTCCAATTGGAATTTTGTCTCTGAAATCAAAACTGGATACTACATTGTTAGTTGTTGTTTTGATAATAACGATAATGTCTACTACGCATACAAACAGTATAGTGCCTCTTCTGCCGGTGGACATGTTGAGAAACAAGATCCTTTGGGCAACATTGTGTGGACTACCCCATTGGATACCGATTTGAAAAATGCAGCAGAGGTTGTGAAACTTGTTGATTCGGATATTGTGGTGTGTAATAAATACAACAGCATTATAAAACGACTATCTGAAGTTGATGGTTCAGAAGTTTGGCGGGCTAGTGGTGAAGTTACTATTATAGGTAATCTAACCCTAACTAATTTTGTCAATCCAAAGGACAAACTTCTGTATATTGCTGGTTCAACTAATCTTTACACAGTTGACCCTGATAATGGAGATGTAACAGCATATCCCCATTATTTGTCATATACATACTCGTTGATTCCAAAATTAGCAACTATCTATTCTGATGGTATTCCGTTAACTGAAAATGCAATAATTTATCCACATG